TGATGATAGTCATGATGTTTTTAAAAAATTAGAAGAACTAGGAGTTGAGGTTCATAGAAATGGAGTGTCAATTAATGATGTTAGAAACGGCAAGAGGGTTATGGGGAGATTGAGTTCATTTGACCTATAATGCCACTTTGAGCCTATTTAATGCATAAGTGTATGTTATAAACACAATTGGGTTGAGTGGTTGGAAATACTAGATAGTGAAAATGATTAAAGGAGGAATTATGAAAATTATTAAAACTTATAAAACGTATTTAAATAAATTAGATAAGTTAGACGATGGCACCTTTGTGGTTAGAGATAATAATACACAAAGCAAGAATATTAATTTCGGCTCAGAGAGACCATTGAATGACTATTCGAGAAGACATTTGTCTTATACCGAGATATTTTTGAGAGAGGCTGGCGAGACAGAAACAGCAGATAAAATTAAAGAATATCTCGGTAAGATTATTAGATGTAATGAAATCCCAGAGCTAATACCGGTTGGAAACTATAGAGTCAATATACCTCTCGATATGCTAAAGAAAAAGATAGAGTTGTATATAGAAGAAGATGGTTTAGATTTGAATCCAGACTTCCAGAGAGCACACGTTTGGAATACAGATCAGAGAGTTGCATTTGTTGAGTTTATACTCCAAGGCGGCAAGACCAATCCCATTTACTTCAATCACCCCGGTTGGATGAAGGGATGGGAGGGTAATATGGTCATCGTAGATGGGAAACAAAGACTGACTGCTATACTGATGTTTTTAAACAACGAAATTACTGTTTTTAAAGAACTGGACGAAGGTGGTATTGGTTATTACGCAAGAGAATTCAATCATTTTGGTGCAGACTTAATATTTGTGATTAATGATTTGCCTACAAGAAAAAAGGTTCTTGAGTGGTACTTACAAATCAACAAAGGAAATGTTGCACATACAAGCGATGAAATTTCAAAAGTTGAAGCGTTATTGAAAAAGGAGGATTAATGCAACTAAAAATATTAAAGCAATTATGGTTAGGCAATCAAAACTTAACCGTTATACCAGTCAACCAAGTATATAACGTTGATTCTATTGAAATCAGAAATGGTAAAAAATACTATAGATTCATTGCTACATATAATGATTATGTGACTGAATTAAGTGAAAATGATATTAATTCTATATTTGAGTTGAATGATGATGGTAAAGATGTTATAATTATAAATAAGGAGGATGAAGATGAAAGTAATGAGATTTCTACCACAGATTCTGATCGAGATGAAGAATTGGGAATTCCCACCGAGTGTGAAGATCAGTAAAACTTATGAATTTGATGAGTACGAATTAAACGGCGAAAAGTGGTATAGAATTATTGATGAAGATAACATTGAAACAGATTTACCAGAAAGTGAAAAGGGTAAACTATTTAAAATTGAGGAGGTATAATGACTAACAAGGATTTTGACAGAGAATTAACATTTGCAGACAGAGCGATTTTTCAAACTCACTGTGCAATTAATATGTGCAGAAAGATGCTAGGAGATAGATTTGGGTTTACTGAAGATGAGCTAAAACAGCAAGTAATGGATAGTTTAGGATATATGATTGATTATACTGCATATGGAATTATGTCTGAGCTTGAATTAAGTGACGAGATTGACAATGACAATTTGCATATTATTCAAGACTGTATGTGGAATAATTGGAGTCTTGAGGACTATCAGGACAGATTAGTTGGATTTATACCAAATGACGGCGATCTTAGAAAAGAAATGAAAGCCATGGGATTTACAGAAAGTACAATTAAATATGATGATGAAAAATAATTACATTTAGGTGTTGTAATATGACACCAAGTGTGTTATTATATAAAAGAAGCTAAGGAAAGCATATAAGAAATAAGGAGGTGAGAGATTGGATTATAGTATACAATATTCTACAAAGAGTGGACTTGGGAAACCTGCATTAGAGGTGTATTTATATGGATGCGACAAACCTATTAAATGTAATGGTTGCCACAACAAAGAGTTGTTAGAAACACCAAGTGAATTCACACCGATTAAACAAATCGAAGAACATTTATTGAGAGAAATATCAAACTTCTCTAAATTCCATAAGCAAGTTATAATATCTTTTGTTGGTGGAGAGCCGACGGCTGATCATAATAAAGAACGTCTCAACAGGTTGAGTGGAACTGTAAAGTCTAAGTATGTAGACAGCTTGATTGTGTTATATAGCTGGAAGCGGTTGGATGGGTGGTCGATTAACAATTTTAAGCATATAGATTACGGAGTTTTGGGAGAATATATTAGCGAACTACACGTAGATAATTATATACCATCAAGTAGTAATCAGATAATTTATGATTTTAAAAATCATGAAATTATGGACAATATAAATTTAAACATAGAAAAGGAGAATAAATGAGATATAATTTCCCAATGACATTAGATAGACAATTTAAAAACAAATTAGAAGAACTTCATGATAAATTTGGAACACAAATGATGACAATCGAGGGACTAGCTCCTCACCAATTGGATACGTGCAATTTCTTTAAGGCTTTCATGGAGACTAAAACAGTAGCAGATGCAAGCATAGATGATAATGCAAATGTTGGAAGCAAAAACATCAACACAATGATCAATGAATCAACAAAACCTTTTACGAAACTATTGTCTAAGAACAAAATATATATTGAAATGAAGGAGGAATTTGGTAAAGAAGTAGCTGATGAATATTTAGAGGCTTGTGTTTCTGGAACATTGTATGAACACGATTCGCATAGTTCTAGTTTTATGCCATACTGTTTTGCGTATTCGGTTAAGCCAATTGTTGAAAAAGGGTTATTTTTCATAGGTGAAATGAAAGCAAAACCACCAAAACACTGGGATACTTTTAACCATCACATTTTGGAGTTTATTAGTTATGCTACAAATATGCAATCTGGTGCGTGTGGTCTCCCAGACTATTTTGTATACGCATACTATTTTTTCTTGCAAGATACTAAAAATATGAATAAAGACATGGCTGAAAAATACAGAAACCAAAAGTTTCAAGAATTTATTTTCAATTTAAACCAACCATATTTAAAAGGAGGAATCCAATCGGCTTATACAAATGTATCTATTCTTGATTATGCACATATCGCAAAGTTCTTTATGGAAGAAACATACCCTGATGGATCTGGCATCATAGAACATATGGATGGGATATTACAATTTCAAAACGATTTTATGGATTACATTGGAGAACTTAGAAAAGAAAAGTGGCACACATTTCCAGTAATATCTGCAACCTTATTATACGAAGATGGAAAGTATGTTGATGAGGAAACCTTTGATAATGTAGTTAGACATAATTGGAAGTTTGGTTTTAATGACATCAATATCATGACTGTACCAGAAGTGACCTCGGTTGCTAGTTGTTGCAGAATGGTTAATAATACCAAAGATTTAAATAGAGAGAAAATATTTAATTCAATTGGTGGTTCTGAGTTAAACGTAGGCTCTACAAAAGTGGTTACGCTGAATTTAGTTAGGATGGCATTACTAAGTGATGGCAATAAGGATAAGTTTTATGATTTAGTAAGACAAAATGTAGAACTACTCAATAAATTCCATTGTTGTCATAGAAAGATACTAGAGAAATGAATAGAGAAAGGATTGCTACCCCTGTTTACGCATGGTTTGATTAACATGAAGGATATGTTTGCCACAACTGGAATTAATGGAGTATTTGAAGCAACTGATATCTTCGGTGGAATAGACAGATCTATGGGTGCTAAGTATACTGAAGAGGGTATCGAATTTGTACAGAATATGTTTAAGTCAATCAAAGAAGTAAATGAACAGACTGAGCATAAATATGGATTCATTTCAAACGTGGAACAAGCTCCTATGGAGAGCGGGGCTGTAAAGCTCAATAAAAAAGACAGACTATTTTTTGGAAATGAATTTATTAATAGACATTTAGGCAAAGATTGTTATTTATACGGAAATCAATGGATTCCATTAAAAGAATCTACATCTGTATTTAACAGAATAGAAGCAAGCCAGTTAGACGATGCCTGTGGTGGAGGTGTAATACTTCATATAAATAATGGAGAAAATTTCCAGACATTCGAAGATGCAAAAGAGTTCACCCTAGGACTTGCTAGAGCGGGTGTAAAGTATTTTTCGTATATTTCTTTGATAGATATTTGCAAGAATGATCATAGCTTTTTCGGAGATTTATGTCCTATTTGTAATACCAAAAGCGTATCAAAAGGCATTAAAATAGTTGGCTATCTTGTAAAGCAGGATTCATACAAGAGTGAAAGGAAGAGAGAACTCGGAGAACGACAATTTTATTCGAATTCTGAGAGATAATTGTGAGGGGATTACTTTCCCTCTCTTATTTGGAGGTGATTAATATTGCAATATCAGATAAATGCAAAGAGTATCGTAAGTGGTTTAAATCTGAAATGGAGTATTTAGTCGAGTGTTCTAAACTATCTCATTCAGATGAAGAATACATTTCGCCACAAGAAATAGAAGAAATATTAGATGAAACGCCAGAATATAATATGACAGAAAGATCAAAGAATAATATTAGAAAGAAATTGAAATAGGAGGAGTAAAATGTGTAAATGTAAACAACAAGCAATTAAAGTAGATATTGTAAAACACTCACCAGTAGTGGACTTGCAGAGAAATGGTGATTTAATCGATCTTCAATTTTGCGGATTGGATAAAGTATTCAAAGGGAATCCAAAGTTTTCGAAAGGTACTGGGGTATTTGAAAACACTGGTGAATTAAAATATCAAAAAGGCGATATCTTTAGGGTTTCACTCGGTGTTTCAATGAATATTCCAAAAGGAAAATCTGCAAGAGCATATATGAGAAGTAGTACTCGTAAAAACTTCAACGTAATGTTGACCAATCATGTTGGTTGCCTAGACTATACAATCAAACCTTATAACGGAACTAATGATATTTGGAGAGCTGAGTTTTATGCATTAGATGATGGTATTATGGAACTAGGTGATAGAATATTACAGTTCGAAATTATTGATGCTATGCCAGAAATAGTATTTAATGAGGTTAATGAGTTAGAGTCAACCGACAGAGGTGGATACGGGAGTACTGGAATTTAAGGAGGTAAATATGAAACCTACATTAATCGTGGTTAAATCGCCACAGAATGATAAGAACTCAGAATCTTATCTAAAGCGTATTAAATCATGTTGGAAAGATTATTATGATGATGAGATCAATTTAGATATACCAGATAAACCATTTGAAACTCAGGAACAACTAAACAATTATCTAGAGAGAAATAGTGGAAGTGTGCTATTGTTACATCCCACTAATCTAAAATTATATGGAAGAGACAAAACGAGAAACATTGAAAATGATCAAGTTGTTACTGCTATTATTTCAAATATTCCAGAAAACTTTAGGTGTTCAAAGGTATTATTATATGGGAGTGGAAATGTTAATGAAGCATTAGATGATAGGCTTAGATATAAGGGCAGAATAATCGCTACGTGCGCACATCAAGATAGGCAATATTTAGATGATGAATTTTTGTCTCACTTCAATCTAATTGTTAACTCGACTAGATATGACGCTGAAGTAAAAATGTTTTACTCGAACAATGTAATTGATACTGCTGGTAATTTCAAGCCGCTATCTAAGAAACACTGGGATGATAAAAACATAGAATATACACAAGAACCACATCCTCAAATTGTCACAAGAGGTGAAATCGGTAAACTAACTGCCGATCTAATGTTACAAGATGTAATTGAGAATGGATTCTAGTATGCAAACTATAATATTGAAAGATAAAGATAATTGTAATCCAATTGAGTTACATTGTAATGATTACACATTTGAAATAACTGAAAATGGTTCACTAGTCTTAAATTGGGGAGAGATTTTAGATAAAGTTAAAGAATATCATAATCTAGATACTTAGGTTGTGGTATTCATCCATTTTACGGCACAGAATGGGGTTTATACTGTTGTAATTCAATTTAATTACACTTAGGTATGCGATAGTATTCAAAGGTAATAAAATCGCTTATATAGCGTTTAAATATAGAAATGGAGGAATATATGAAAATAGAAAATGTAGAAATGATGGGGCTAGAATCAGCGGTAAAAGCAAGTAAATATCCGATGCTTGTAGATACGAATAATGCAACTAATAAAATAACAAAGACTGTAAAGGGGTTGGGATCTTGTGATAGTGGAACAGCTCATGATAGTTTCTTAAAGGGAATTGTTATCCAGTATGATTTAACTTGTAATCACGTCATGTTACCTCAATTCATGCGATATCATTTTCACGATATTGTAAGTAGTCAATCAAAGATGCATAGAATATCCAAAATGGACTTGCATAATTCATGTGATCAATATGTTAGACCAGATGTTATTGAAATCGCACAAGAAGAAATAGATAAATATTTAAGCATGAAATTAAATAAGGAAGATCAATGTGATATAAAAAAACAATATGAAGTAGTTATGTCAAATCTTCCGATGGGATTAGAGTTGACTATGAGAGTTACAAGTAATTATCTACAACTTAAATCGATTTATCATCAGAGAAAAGGTCATAGAATGTCATTTTGGAAAGACTACTGCGACTGGGTAGAAAATTTACCTTTCTTTAGAGAGTTGGTGTTGAATGAATAGATATAATAAATACCAATTTAGAGTGTTTATGGTTGTGTTAATGGCGATAAGTATGATTGTAGTATTAAAATTATATATTGGGTAAAAAAAGGGTGGAATAGAAATTAATCTAAACCACCCTTTGTTGTTTAATACTCTTGTTGCTTATCATAGAAGTATGAATCTTGATATAAATCATAACTATATCCTTTATTTCTATACTCTAAATTTAATGTTATATCTATTATCTTCCATTCGCCATCTATATATACTTCATTCCATGCGTGTAGTGCCTTATAGAAACTAGTCTTTCCATATACAACTTTACAAGGAATGCCGTTATTTCTAGCAATACCTGCGAATACAATTGAGAAGTCCATACATATACCATTTGGATTATTTAGCATTTCATCTATTGCTACTGTATAGTTTGTATCCAATGTAGAGATTTTGCTGTAATCGTATGAGAAATTATCCATCATGTAATTGTGAATATCCTCAATATCCATTTCTAAGAATTGATCTAAGTTTGAGTTCTCATAGTCAATCATTGTTGTAGGCTGTAAAAACACACATTCTTTTATTACTACGTCTATCGTTTCTTCGTATACTCTCTTATATAATGTTTCTCCGATGTTTTCATATATAATTACATTGTATGCACAATCACCAGATTGAAGAGGGACTATTACTGAATTATCGTTGAATGGATACACATATAGATTGTCGGATGTCTCTATTCCTACTTTATGAACTCCATCTGAAGTATCATAGTTTACTGTTATTGTTGATTCTCCAATTGTGTAATCTACATAATCATCTGTAGAAAACGACACTGGTGATATAGATAAAAACATTAATATTACTGCTAATAATTTTTTCATAATTCCTCCTTTACTTTAAATTTGTGTATGTTAAAATAATTTTATGTACCTTTGTTAAATTAAACATATCACAGTTTTAAAAGTGTGTCAAGTATTTAAGCGAAAAAAAAGGAGAATCTCAAATTAATGAAATCCTCCTATAATATTAGTCTTTATTTTGTTTTGCTAGTTCTTCCAATGCTTGCTTTCCGTTTCTGTATTTCTCAACAACGTTTATAATGCCACCTGATCCTAAGCTCAATAATAATGATGTTGTAAAAATTGAGAATGTTATAAAGTTGGCATTCAATTCATATTGTATGCCACCAATCTCGAAAATAGCAACAAATATATTTGTGCCGATTGTGAAACCTGCCCACAATCCAAATGCAATTGATACTGGTACACCAATTTTAATCTCTGAAAATCGCTTCTCTTTAACGTATAAAACCGTTTCTTTTCCCCAGTTATAAAAACCCTTAACTACTTCCGTTGATTGTGTAATAATTATAGCAACCAACATCAATACTAATAATGAAACCATAAATTACTCTCCCTTCTTCTTATCATAATTGTACAACATAGTCCAAATCTCTTGTCTAGTAGGAATATCATTTGGTCTACTACCATCACTTATTTGATTATTAATGACCCACTCTCTAGGAACAACTGCCCATTTTTCTAAACCATCCGGAAAACTTGATTCTAGAATTGACAAATCACTCTTGTCTAAAACACTTTGTTTGATTAAGTACTCTACAGATGCATCAGCCCATAATTTGGCAAATCTTATCTGTGTATCTTCAATAGACATCACCTTTCTGTCTAAATCATTTGTCATATACCCATGCTCAATTAATAGCCCCGGTGACTTTGGTTCTCTTAGGATTCCTATATTATCATATGTTCCATCCGATGGGTCTGTGTCTGCTTCATCTACTTTCTTGAATTTAATTTCTATTTTTGAGTCTCTAAAGTGTTTGGCGAAACAATTTGCCAACGGAATACCCTTTGTAGAATTGATCCAATGATAAAATGATATACCATTAATATTTGTATTGCTATGTGCATCTGCATGAAATGAAATATAGAAATCTATATAATCATATTTTGAATATCTATTATATAATTTTACTTCTTTGCTATATGGTTGTTGTGCTAATACAAAATTCATATCATCAAACCCATACTTCTTCATTTCTTCGATGAATTTAATTGCAACAGATGAATTAAATTCATGCTCTACAAATCCGTTGCATCTTTTTCCGGGTGTGTCAGCTCCGTGTCCAATATCTACACCTATTCTTACGTCTCTCATTTCTTTTCTCATATCCTTCTCCCTTCTCATTTATTAAAATATTATCAGCCATGTAGAGAAATCTATAGCACTCCTCTACATAATCATAACACATTATAATGTTACAGTCAATCGATTAATTGCAATTTTATTAAATTTTATTTAGGCAGAGATTCTAACATTGGTTGGAATACTTTGTATAATCCGACTAAGAAACCACCACCTAGTATAATCCATACTCCAATATCTGCTAGTCTGTCAATAAACTTATTTTTAAATTTGCCAAATAGTCCATTTTCACTATCTTCTATTTCTTTTCTTAGTGCATTATTCTTTTCTCTTTCGCTTCTAAGTTCCTCTGAAAGTTCTATTCGCATGAGTTCTTTACCTTGATCACTTACACTGTCCGTAAGAGTGACGACTGCTGTTTTTATCTCGTCAAAACCCTTTGACATCACTTTCTTCTGCTCGTCATCTCTGATTATGTATTCTCTAAAATATTCAACAAATGTTTTAAACTCTTTATCGCTTTCTTTTAAGATAATAATATCATCCGAATTTCTTTTAACTTCTTTGCCTAACCTTTCAACGACTTCCATAAAATCGCCATCCCTTTCTGTGTGAATTATCTTTACCTTTTCTTTTTCCATCTATATTCACCTCATCATAATAATCACATCGAAGTAGCCTTTCTACTTCACTTTAATCACCACCTTTTATGAGAATTTGAGGTTCTCTCCCTTAAACTCTCCCTTAATTTTATAAGTCGGTATGAGAGGAATTTTTATTCCCCTTTAACCAACATCTTTAATTCTTCTATTGTTCTTTTCAAGTCTTCTATTTCTTTAGATACTTTTTGCTTTGATTGTCTGTGTGCTTTATATTTAAGTTTATTATCTATAAATTTTACACTCATATTACCTCCTACCCTACTGAATATGTTAATATATCTAGGTTAACGTTTTTTCCTGTTGTACTAAGCTCTATTGTGTCTGTAGAATCGACTGTTTTATTGAATTGATAATATTCATTGGTGATTCTATTTAAATCCATTAATTGCCCATTTACAGTAGGCTGATAAACACCGCCGAGTATAACTGGCTGTCTATTTGTCAATGTTACATTTGAATCAGTAGTGATGTTATATGCATCATTAACACTCCAAGAGCCAACTATTACGTTGTTGGTGCTAGTTAGATCGGAGCCTAATATTACTGGAATTAAAAAATCTGTTAAATTATAAGGTACTGTATCTCCTACTATACCGGATATACCTTGCACACTACCCCATATTCCACTAGGACTGTTGCTTATATATCCTTCACTAACTGTATTTTCAAAGAATGTATAATAAATTTCTCCATTATTATCTACCATTGCGCCGTGATTTGAGAATCTATTCATTGTATTTGGTGTTACATTATTTCCACTTTGACCAAAAGCACTCCATGAACTAGCAAGATTTGTACTAATATAACTCTTTACACTAAATACAGAGCTAGACGCGTCATTTCCTCTAAATGTCAATACGTCCATTCCGTTTGTATATGCTACATTCCTCTTTACTGATATTTCTGACGGTATATGTAATAGAGTCAGACTATCTATTGTAAAGTTTCCGGGTGCATATATCTGTGTTCCTCTTCCATTGTTTGTAGTTAACCAAGAACTCCCATTATAATAATTAATATAAATAAAATCATTGTTTGATGCATCTGATGTTTTCATAGCCACATAAGGATTTCCGTTATCCATGTAGTCACATACAACTCCATCTATGTCTGCTATTGTAGTAACATTTGTGATGTTATCTACTTCGACTATAGACAACGACGTTTTATTAACATCTATAAAACAATAATGGGCGTCACTATCAAATGTGCTCGTATTAATATATCCAATCCACACCCCCGTTGCCTTCGTGCCGTCACTATTACATGAAATAGAAGCACTTCCGTCAAATGTACCATATGTCTGATCACTTATTATATAAAGAGTTGTGTTGAGAGTCGTTAAGTCTATGTCCGTTACCGTTGTGAGTATCGAAGATAAATCGCTCTTAAAATCAACTATGAACAGCAATATTCTGTTATCGTTTGGCATACATATTGACCATGAACCTATAGAACCTATTGCCTCAGAAGTGTGTAACAAAGAAATTGTTCCATCGACACTTCTTTTATATAATCGAACAACATCAAGAGATGAAGCTGTGTAGTATATAGTTCCAAAACTATCTGAACATGATGAATTACCACCTTTTTTTAAATTTCTATCAGGAGAACTCAATATTTCTGGGCTTGTTATATTTTCATCAGGTACTTCTGTAGATGTACTTATATTAACTATATCTTCATCTATGTTTAATGAATTATCCGGCGATAATATTTGGTCTGGAGACAACGCCAAGAATGCATTGCTATCATTTACGGCTCTGTCTGGTCTAAGTAGAGGTGATTCTCCTTTCGTATATAGTCTAAGGGAAACTTCTTCAAAATTATCATCAAAGGTTCTGTCATTTATAACTAACACCTGATCTGTTTCCAAGAAAGATAATGTTTGGTTATCTGATGTTGTAACTGGTAACGTTAAAGTTATATCGTATGTAGAAGTAACACTACTAGACTGAATTGTTGGTGGTGTGAATGCTGAGTTGTATAGACTTTCACCGATTACAAACACAAAATCATCTATCCATCCATCAAAGCTAGGGATAGTGGTGTCTGATGTTCTTCTTCTTCCTATACACAATGGTACATCGGCATCATCAATGTTGTCGGTTTCTGAATAGGTTGTTACCAATACTCCATCTAGAAAGGTTCTTATTGTATTTCCTTCCTTACTGATTGCCACATGATGAAATTGATTATCCTGTGGTATTGCCGTTGTTACATTTATATTATTATCATTTGCGCCAGTGTCTCTGTAGTACATTGTTATAATATTTGATGCTTCAAATCTAAGATTCCAACCATCAGTATTTACAGTAGATCTCCCCATAACGGCTTGCTGTACCCCAAAATTATTTGGTCTTACCCAGAAGTGTATTGTAAAATCATTTGCACCTATATTTCCGGGGTTCGAGAAAGTATATATATAACTAGAACTTCCGTCCAATAGTAAGCTACCCGTTCCAAACTTCTTTGCAGATGTATTTACTTGTGCACTTCCACTTGGATACCACACCCTTGTTATTTCATCTGGGAAATCTGTTGACCCATCTATTCCATCAAAATGTAGAACTGATTTGTAATTACTATTCGTTGTGCTATTTTCTGTTAACGATACTATGGCATTAGTGCTATCTAGCCTATCTCCTACTCTTGGCTCTTGCGCCGATTCTTTAAGTTTGATTTCTCTTGTTCCAGAAAAGGTACCATCAGATTTTGCTTCGTATAATCCCGGTTCATTAAACGAAACAACTTCTTCAGATGTGTTTATAGTTGCTGTAGTTTCTAATGTATCGATCCCTTCATCATCATCAAATGTATAAAACGCACCATATCCGGTTTGATTTACAAATGATAAAATATCTTCTTGCTCAAGTCTAGCCTTAATTTCTAATACGTCTTGTTTTACTTCTCCTATTTGATTTTCTACAGACGCATTAATTTCACTTTGTAATTGATTCCAGTCATCGGCGCTTATATTATTTACTTCTAGGACTGCTTGGAGTTGTTGTAATAACTCCTGCTCTCCTCCTGTTCCGGCGTACACTTGACCAGAAGTAGTACTTGTCTCATTGAAATCACCAGTTGTAGTTCTGCCTATCTTTATAATCAATTCCCCATATCTATTGGCTTCCCAATATCTCTCCTCAGGGATATCACTTTTTACTTGTAAAGCCATTTAAACCTCCTTTCGATTTAATACTTATCTGTAATCGTAAAGGATTCCAATTGTAATGACATATTTACATTCTGAACCTTTACTCTATCTGATGGTGCTATTGTCAAACCACTTTGAATTTTTACTCCACTCACATTTGATGTGTCTCCATCAAACAGAATAGTTGCTGTATTTGTCTGTATTGATACTACAGTTGCCAGCTTGAATTGTCGTGGTTTTGTTGTTCTAATTTTTCCTTTGATTTGTTCATCTATTAAATTATAAAAATCATCATATGGTTTGAAATTAGTTGCCATATCAAACTCCTATCTCTATAGTTCTTTGACCATCTATTGATGCTTGAGTGTTTTTTCTTAATGGTAAATTAATTTGTCTCACTTGGAATCTACCGTCAGATATGCCAATTCTACTATCTGTTACTTGTATAACTCTTCCCACATCTAGGTTGTCTACTGGGAAGAATGATATATTTAAAGTTTCACTAATTGATGTTGATTGATCTAATTCATAATTCGCTCGTTGTTGTGCCAATGTATCATTATAAATAACATCATCTCCAATAAACTCAGACCTTCTTCCTATTCTGCTTATACTAACAGAGCCTGTTGTTTGCTCTGCGTTTGCGTCATGAGTTATACCATCATCCCACGTAATACCCTCTACTCTTATTGAATTCTTCAATTTGTTTACTTCATATCTACTGTTCAAGCTAGACTTTAAAATATCATCTTCTTTAAAAGTAACAACTGGAGGTTCATTTTCTGGGTTGATAATTGCTTCAAATCTGGGATATCCTTCTTCATCAAAATAAACAGTGTACCCTATCGCTTCACATAACTCATTCATCGCATCAAAATAGGTTTGACCTTTATCGACATAAAAACTATACGGAGCAGTGAATGAATTAGCTTCTGGTATTAGTGGTTTTATATCATATGCTATTTGTATGCTATCATCATCTGCTATTTGAAATAATTCTTCCATTACTGTTACAACATTTTTTCCTTTTTCAATATATATTGTATTTTCTAATTTTCCAGATATTGTTCCATCTAAATATGAAAATTTATCATACAGTTCGAAAGTAGTCGTTGATTCTGAGTTGTAGTTATTAGAAAGATTAGGTTCTCCTATTACATAGATTCCTTGTGGAAATAGTACTTCTACTCCATCATTTATAATGCCGGTTTCTATCTTAAATTTATTATCAAACCATATTTTGTCATCATTAGGACTCAAAGTGTATTTATTGTCTAGGTTAACAAATTTTATACTTGCAGTTCTTCTTGAACCATTTTGAAATGATATATTTAAAGTTCCATCTATAATGTCATCCGTAAGTTCTCTTATTTCATTTTCATCCTTGTCTAACAAAGTAACTCTAAAATAATATTGTATCAATGATTTTTTTATATCTTCTAAATAATCTCCAAATTGAGCCATTACTCAATCACCTCGCCTATTTCCAACCAGTCAAAGCTAACATCGTAAGGTTGTTCATTTTTATTTGCAGTAAAGTTATTTGTCAATAGATCTCTATATTTCCAATTAAACGTATGAGTATCTACTAACCACTGTTGACCACTTCCGTTTTTTAATATCTTTTCTTCGCCATTTTCAATAAAATTTTTCAACTCATTTAATATTGCATTATTAGGTTCTATTATACTATCATTGTTACAAGTAAGTGGAAATGTGGTTAATCCACCACTATCAAAACTTTGTTTCCCTCTTGATATCTGCTTATATTTAGAGAAATTGTCAAACTCTGCTCTAGATCTATTTAAATTTATTGAATCACTATTTATCTCAACATCAAATATGTACTGTGTTCCGGTACTTGTTTCAGCATCATAATCTAGTGATGTTAAACTCCAACCCCAAAAATCCATACTTACCTCCTCACTTATTAATAACTGCCCTTTTATTCCATTGCTAACTGACTGAACTGCATATTCATATTCTTGACCTGATTGTGCTCTTATATCTAAATAATTTGTAACAGCAGTATTAGGCAATGTTGCAAGCAATGTAAAACTTGTTGTTCCAACTTCCCTACGTAATATATTCCAATGTGTTATTGGTAAATCACCTTGTTGAAAGTTTCCCAAATTTAAAGAATCTTCAAAATGACCTAAGAACATCGTCAGGGTTCCAAACTCTTGTTCTGTTACAAGATCGAATATTTCAGTCTCAGTAAGAAGTGTATTTAATCCATTCAATTCATCTAAATCAAACGACCCACACATTTCAAAAAAGTCAAAATCCGATTCAGTAGGAGGTATTGCCGATTGTAGCAAATTTGCTCCCACAAATGAGTTTACTCCTATTAACATTTCTACCTCCTTGTGTTATTATGTAAAAAGGGGAGAGTAATCCCCTATAATTTAACCAAAACTTTATCAGCTATTTTTCTAGCCATATACATTTCATTTGCAACTAAATCACTAGCCGTTAAAGCCGTTTCTGTTCCAGCGACTATTTTTTCAAGTGGAATTGCATCATTTTCATTGATTTTAATTGTGCAAGCCCCTGTGTTAGCATTAGCTACAACAATAGTAAATAAATCATTAGTCAGTGGTTCATATTCTAGCCCTACAACGATATTATCAGCAGTTCCTGTGTCAAGTTTAACTGTTCCGATATAATCAGCTACAGCGTCAATTTCATTTCCTAATCTACTGATAGCTTCACTGTTAGAGTTCACTTGTGCTGGTTGATTCAGATTAACCGTATACTCAACTTCACCTACTACAGCACTTGTTTGCTCGATAGTTCCACCTTTAGTTAACAGGAATTGTTGAGATTCGTGTTGTTCTTGGATTGGTTCATCTAGTTGGCAAATCAAATTAAGATTGTTAGTTCCCAAATATGATTTGAATCCAGCTAAATCATCAGATGGTAGTTCGGTTGTAGGAACATAAATCAATAATGCGCCACTAAAGTTTAATATTCCATTCTCGGTTAATAATGCTGATGACACGCTAACAGCCCTATAAGTTCCAAGACCATCATAACCAATTGCATAATCGTCAATACCTAAACCTTGTCCATCTATTAAATTGTTATCAGTTACAAAACCTGATAATGAAATCTTTGATAAGTCCGAATTAGAACCATTTCCGTTTGTATAACTTCCCCACGCTTCAGTACCATCAAATACTTCAGCTGACTTGTCAATAGGAAAAGCATTCCTAACAACCTCACCAGTATTAACATTGTAAGTATCTACAACGTCATTAGGTAATGATTTCAAATCTTCAGGCAATGAAATGGTTGTTTTATTGTATGCTTTATAATCTGTGGCTGTTGTGCCTAGTTCAAGTTGTAAAGTATCTTTGTCCAATATGCTTGAAGAATATTCGATATAGTAAGCGTTACTAGGTGTTAAAACGTCGCTAGAATTAAAACTACCTTGTATGTACGCACCACTAAAGTCTGTTAGTCTGTACCTGAATTCGGGCGGTGTAAAACCACTAAATTTATACGTTTTGTTAGGCTGTATTCTTTGTTTTGTTCTAAATAGCGATTTGTCAACAACGTTTGATAAAGATCCTTGACTTATTCTTTCTCCGTAAACAATCTCGTCGCTATTCTTATCAAACTTATTCTTACCCACAACCGACATATCACCGTTAACGTTGTTGATGCCTAAATCTAATTCAGATTGTATTGATGTGTCTAATGTTTGGTCTCCTTCTAGGATTGCAAGTATTTCGTAGTCTGTATAGTCACCACTAACTCCGCTTGTTTTTCTTAGTTCTAAATATGTTCCAGTTACTGTTGCAGACGTTGTAAATAATTGTTTTCTTAATCCTTTATTTTTATTTAATGCTATATCAGAATCTATTACAGTGCCATCGCCTGTTAGTGCTAAAGTAGCCGAACCCGTATCGTCAGTAACTAAATATATTAGCGTGTATTGCTTCGAGTTTGATAATACTATTGGCAATCTATCGTATTCTGAGCCACCAGCTTGTACTAAATGTATACCATCAGCACCCTTAGTTGTTCCGGCACCAGCAATAACATGATTAACATAATCAACACCGTTATCAGCTAAATTAACCCACGATTGACCATCAACCACAATTTCATTGAACCCATCGACTACCAAGTCTTTGTATGTGTCACCACCTACTTGGGTGATTGGTTGTTGTTGGGTGATTAGATTTGAGGTTTTAACTCCATCTCTAGTTAGTAGCTTCCATTTGTCTCTACCGGTATCCCATTGAAGTTCGTTTACACCATCCATCATACCAGTCGTTAATGCATATTCTACATTTCCACCTAGCCATATGATATCTTTTACTCCACCACCATTTAAATTAAGTGTTGAAGCTCCAGTGTTTGGGTTAGCAGTTTCTAAATTTAATCTGAAGCCATCTACCAAAGTAACTCCAGTTAAAGTTGTTTCGTAATCATTGGTATTTGTGTTGTCTGCCGATTTATACACACCTAGTTCTTGGTCTAATCCAGAACCAGCAGAAAGACTATCAATTCTTGACTTCATACCATCCAAGGCTTGTGTTAAGTTGGAGCCAGTATTCTGTGATAAGTTCTTTGAATTATTTGTTGTATGGGCATCTACTTTAGAAGTAGCTATGTGGTCACTAAAATTGCTCCCATTATCATTTCCTTTATCTTCATTTTCCCTCATTTGATTGTCTATTATAGTAAATGCATTTGGTATATCAATGCCTATTGTCTGTGATTTATCATCTGTCAACTGTGGTTTAGGTAAATTATAATTTGTAGTTGGTGTTGACATTAATACCTCCTTCCTTATCTTAAAACAAGTTTAAAATTGTTATCTATAAACTCTGTCCATGTATCGTATGCTTCACCGAATTTTATCCATGACCAATCTGGTGAATCATTCCAAGTTGTTTCTCTTAACCATATATCTTGATCATCTATTAATTCATACCAATCAGTATCTTGTTCTAAACTTGCTATATCATCCCACGTATCCTGTAGAAAAGTACGGATATATAAAGTGTCGCTAGAAATTCCTACCAGTAGATAATCATCTGGTAGTTCATAAATAGGGTCACTATATACTTCTCTACCATTTCTTCTATAGTAGAATCTCTGTAAAGTTGAATCATATCCAACTCTGTATTTTATTTCATTATTCTTTTTTAGAACCCAGAAATCACCATCATGAGAACTATCTAATTTTATCCAAAATGTAATTGTAAAATTCTGTGGAATAGGTCTAGTGATTAAATTTACATTCAAGCAAGCGTCGTCTAACCTGAGCGATTTATTAAATTTGCCATCTACATACGAGAATGTGCCTATTACTTCTCCTATTAAATTAATTATATTTGCGTAGTCTACTTCAATTGATGTATACTCAGGTCTAGATGTCACTTCTATACTAGGAGAATCCTCTGGCAATGTATAACTAGCCGTAAAACTTTCTCGTGTTGATGTTGTTGTAACATTATTTTGGTTAACCACACGAACGTCTATTTTATATGTTACTCCATTCTCAAACCCTGAGAATTCGTATTCAATTGTCTCGCTCAATATGATTGGACTAACTTCTAATATTTCATCTATATCATTATATAATGTCCATTGGTATGTCTTTACTTTGACACCTTGTGCTTGTACATAAGTAGCTGTAAAGTTTTTAAACTGACTAACGGCACCTATCGGATCTATTGTTACAGTTGGTGTAGCCAAAGTTTTAAAAAGTGCAAATCTTACATTTGTTCTTTCTTGACCATTTCCAACTACCGTAACTTTCCACACATAATCATTTGCATTTAATAATATCAAAGCCGTCAAGTCATAGAACTCGTTCTGTGATGAAATTACACCACTATCATGTATTGCTGATGATGTATCTGAAATTAGGTAAATTTGAACCCTATACGATGTCTGAGTTTCACTTGAATCAGATATAAAACTCCAATTAAATCTAATTATTTGTGTTGCATCCACACCTTCCCCAGAAACAGGAGAAATGGGGATTGGATTATAAACAGCCATACACCCACCTCCTTACGATCTAGTTCTGTTATAGCGTTTCATATTTTGTATTTCGCTCATGAATGACTGAGCGTCATTTTCACTTTTAACATTTGGAAACTTCAGGTCTCCATAAAAATTCATTACTTCTCCGCCATTACTACCCATGTTTGATAATTTAGGCATATTGGCAAAACTGTGTAATGTTTTAGCATTCTGCATAGCACTTCCATTAGGTAATCCTACTGCGCTAACCAATCTAGATACCTGTGCTGGATTTGATACTACTTCATCTTTATGAAGCATAGCTAGTCCATCTGATAAAGTTCTACCACCAGTATTCAATCGTTCATAATCGTGACCTATATCTGGGTCATTCTTTAAATGTTCATAAGTACTTCTAGGTAATTCTGCTACCTGTCCATCACTTTTTCTTTTGACTAATACTGTATCTGGATCACCTGTATCTTTATATTTAGATTCTTTTTTCTCTTCAATCTTAGCTTTGGCTGATATCTGTTGATTGTTTAATTCTTCAATTTTGCTGATTGTATTTGCAATTTCATTTTGGAATGATGACAATACTGAACTATTATTATTTAACCATTCATCCCAGTAGCCATTTTGATCAGCTAATTCTAAATCAGTTATATCAGACATTTCACTCATTGCATCTTTGACTTTATCAACTTGCTTATCATAAGATTTCTTGAGTTCATTTTCTTGCTTCTTTAGTTTGTCAATCTGATTTTGTAATTTCTTCTCTTCGGCGTCCTTTTCAGCGTCAATTCCATCTTGTCGAATTTCTTCTTCAATTCTGGAAATTTCTTCTTGTTGAGCTTTAAGTGCTCTTGGGTCGGCTTCAAATACAAAACCTACTCCTTCACGGAATACTCTTACATTTTTCTCTTGACTGATATTCTGAAGTTTCTGCATAGCTTTTTCAAGTTCAATTTGTTTTTCAGCTTGTTTTATTGCTTCTTCTTCAGCTTTACGTTTCTCTTGAAGTAAATCTAATTCTTCCTCTTTTTTATCAATTGAGTTTTCAAGTTTTTCAGCATCTTTATCGTATGCATCTTCTAGTGCTTCAAGTTGTTCATTGAATGCATCAGTAACTCTATTTTCAAGTAAATCAGCTTGCTTTTCAAGTTTATCATTGAATTCCTCAAGTAGAGTGATTGAATCGTCGATTGATTGATTGAGTTGACCATCTATCTCAGATTGAACGGATTTAATTTGATTACCATATTGATACCATTCTAGTGTACCTTCACCAACTACTTCTTGCAATTTTTCAAGTATTCCAATTTGTTGCTCACGTAATGAATTCTTCTCATCTAATGTTTCAGTGTAATCTTCTTGTGCTTGTAATAAATTAAGAGATTCAGTTAATGCTTTGATTTTCTTTTCTTGCTCAGTCAATACTTTAGTTGTCTTGTCTGATGTGTTATTTAAATCATCCAAACCTTTTATATATTTATTCTCAGAAATTGTTAGTGCTTCAACTTCGTCTCTTGCACCAGATATTAGATTCTGATAGGTTTTAAAAGTGTCGAATTGTTCTGGCGATAAGAAACCCTCTGATAAAACAATACTAGCCTTAAAAGCTTCAAATTCTTGCTCATATGCCGTTATCCTTTTTAAGACCTCTTCTTTTGTAGCTCTTGTTTTATTGATTTCAGCCTGTATTCTAGCTCTAGCCTCTGCTTTTCCTGCGTCAGACATGAATTCGTAGTCTTCAGTTATTTCTTTTATTATATCCTCAACGCTAGACATTGATTCTTCTAGGTTTTCATTAGCCTCAGTTTGATCTTCTGTTACCTTTGTTGAACCATATAATTTTTCTTCCCAATAAGCTTGTAATGCTGTGCCATCTTCTACTTTTTGGTTTAGAGATTCTTGAGAATCGAGATACTTTTCCAAAGACCCATTAGCTAAGTTTTGAGACTTTTCATATGTCTCTATTACCAGATTATAATCAGCCTGTTTTTCTATAGCATCTTCTAAATTATCAACTAATCTAGATGTATAGTCAACCCCGCTACCCGGCTTTGTTATTTCTCTGAGTCGTTCAACTTCTTCATTTACTTCGTCAATCTTCTCTTTTGCTTCTGTGTATTCATTTATAAGCTTCTGTAGAGTTAACTCTGCATTTAGCTTTATATTCTCTTTTTGCTCATCATTTAACTTTCCCCATTGGGCTATACTTTCATCTAACTCGCTGTTGAAAGTTTTTGTGTCTTGTATTAACTCTTTGTGTTGCCTTGACAGTGTTGCTTGTACCGCTACTACTGCGGCGATAACACCTGCTATGCCACCCATTGCTACTGACAATGTGCTTATTCCAACAGAAGCCAACCCCGCCGATACACCTAGACCATCTATTGATATTGCAAGTTTGTATATAAAATTCATTAAACCCACTGCTTTTGTTGCAACCATTTCCCCTTTGAGGGCTATGAATAGTGGAATGGTGATTGCGAGTGCAGTATTTAATAATCCAAAGTCATCCTCAATTACTAACAATGTATCTGCAAAATCAGTACTTGTGTCAACAAGTGATTTTATTGCATCGCTTGAAACTATTGTTGTGAAGAGTTCTTCCATAGAATTTTTAAAATCTGCCGTTTTACCAGCCAAACTTTCTGAGAAGATAGCATTAGCTTCCAACGTTGTTCCGTAAGAATCCATAGCTACATCAGTTCGTTCTAAAATCGTATCCATCTCCCGTAATACGACGTTTAATACTTTCTTTTGTCTTGTCAAATATACCCAGTGTTTCCACTTATTTACAATTAGGGTTTAGACTATATCTTCATCCTTAACTTAATATTAGGATGTTCGGCACTTCCAGATAAGGAGTTTCGCCTTAAATGTACGAACTTCATAACCATATTGTTTAACTTAGGTCGTATGTTCTAGTCGTTGCACCTTCGAGGAAATTTCTTTCCAAGCTTGGCACAGAATTACCCACGTCTTTACGTTTGGACTTCCTCTGTTAGCATATCTATTGATATACACCCTATATTTATAGGTTCACCGAATTCTTGATATATGTTACCATATATACGAGCTACAAAATTAACCCGCTAATTCAAATGCTATTGCTTCTCTAGTTGTGCTACTCCAATTTTCTTGTGCTTGTGCTATTTCTTGCAACACTTCAAATCTATTTCGGAATTCACCATCTGAGTCTCTTAGATTGATTCCTTGTTGTTTTAGCATTTCATCTAATTTTGAAACAGAATCTCCACCTTCTCTGGTGACTCTACTCATCCTGCTTAGTACGGTTACTAATCCACTAGCTATTGTACTCTTTTAGTATAATTTAAATATTATATACGACACCCTCGGTTTCCCGATATTTATTAAGGGAATAGACTATACCATTATCTCTATGAGATATCCGTATTATAGTCGTTGAACGTCCCTCTCCATGAGAGGTTTCGATGCGGATCGCCTAATCTTAAAAACTTTTTACTATACCTGAGTGATTAATTCAGCCCCTATTTATGTCGCCATAATAGGTTAGTATTTTTAAGCTCTAAAGGGTTTCCCGCAGTTTAACGGATTCTAATTATATATCACTATATAATTGGGCAATAATTTACCAGCTAGTCTTGATTGTTCTTGAACAGTTTGTACAGTTGAAGCAAACGCCTCTAGAGAGAATCCAGAATCCGATGCTACTGACGTTTTTTATACCCTCTCTTTCGAGATATTTAATAGGGACTAGACTATATCTTCAACCTATTGTTAGGTTGCCATGCGCTACGGAATTAGGAGTTTCACCTAAAACCTCTTGAACTGTTGTTCTTTTAGTCGTTGCACCTTCAAAGAGTTTTTACTCTAAACTTGGCACAGGATTGTCACCGCCATTACACGCTGAGACTTCCCCTGTTAGCATATTGTCTATTCATCATTTCCTATGAATCCTAAATGTACAATATACACCTCATATTTATGAGTTCACATGATTTTCATATTAATATTACTATTAATCGGGGCTACTGTTAACCCGCTGTACTTACTGCTTGTGATACTGATTGTATCGATTTACTCAGGTCAACACCAGTTGTCCTTGCTATGCTTACCATTACATCACTTACATGACCTATGTTCTCGGATGCTATGTCAAATTGGAACCTTTGAAATAC